ATCTACATCAATAGCAAAACTAACAGTACCAGTACCTAAAGTAAGTGGATTTGGATTAGGTATTTCTGTAATAGAATCTGCTGTAATACCTGGGTCTCCAATACTAATTGTAAGCTGATTACCTGTAACCGCAAGAGTAACATTATTTTCATTACCTGAAGCGGCAAATGGTTGTGCTGCAAATGCGTCAAATCCTAATAACATATATAATCCTTAGAAGGAGACACGGGGTATGTGGTGGTGCCGTGCCTCCATCAAAGAATTATATCATCGTTTAAACCAAGAAGGAAGACCTAAATGTAGTCTTTTATCGAACATATTTTCTTTCGCTCCGGGTGTCTTACGATTATTATAATGAAGAAAAGCTTGTATGCATTCTTTACCTTTGAATTTATTTCGCCAATGTTCTAATTCACTTCCTTTATAAACCAACATATCTCCAGGATCTAAGTCTACTTTAATCCCTTTACTCTTGGATGGAATATATCCTTTCTTTTGAGGAATGTTTTCATAGCTTCCTACTGAAGAGTTAGGTTCTAAATATATAGGCCATTTATCCCCACCTAAATTCATAGTGGTTGATATCTCACAACTAAATCTATCTTTGTGTCTTTTTAATACATCACCTTTTTTATAAATTCTTGCATAAGTATACGCAGGATATAATTTTAATCCTGTAGTTTTTTCCATGATAGGTTGACACTTAAGCATTAAAGTCTCTATAGCTATATCTGAATAATGAGCATATGTATGGGGGACCTGACCTCCTTGGTCTGCTGAAGCTTCATATATACCCAACAGAGTTTCGTAAGGTGAAAAATACCTTTCTTTTAAACAAGTATCAAAAACTTGTTTTTTCATACTAAAATAATTAGCCATAAAACTTGCTAAATCTTTTGATATAGCTTTACGAATAATTGTATATTTATTTTTTTTAAATGACATTTCCACTTATTATTACTCTATTAGTTGTTGGGTTTGGTAAAACTTCATGAGGTATAAAACCTGGGAATATTAACAATTTTCCCGCCACAAAATCTATAATACACGATTGATTTGTATCTATTAAAGGATAGCCAATATCATAAAATTTTACAGGTGAGGATTTTTCATTACCCTCAATAAACCATATAAAAGATTTATCATATACACTATGAGTATGTATATTATGATAGTGACCTTTTTGATATTTTTGTACCCAACAATCACGTATATTAAGATTATATTTGTTTAAAATGTTGTTTAGTTTTTTTATTAAAAATTTTTTTAAATCATTATTATTGTTATAGTAAGATGTTAAAACCATACTAGGTAAATTTTTATCTTTTTTTAAATTTATTTTCTTTATTTCTTTTAGAGTTTGTTTATCCACCTCAATAAATTCTTCAACTATAGAATAAACAAAAGAATGTTTAGACATCTGTAGTCCTTTCTGGACTATCTACATTAAAAGATATATTACCTGAAATACTTATTCTTTCTTTATCACTTGTATAATAAGGATGAACTTCATGGTCTAAACCAGAAGGAAAGAATAACATGGTTCCTTCATATTCGGGTTCCAAAAGATATCTAAAATAAGATGTTCTTCCTAAAATATTTGAATAGACAAAACTAAAAGTATTAGGACAAGGATTATTGCTTTCTTTTACAAAAGGTAATTCTTTTTCTTTTTTATAAGAAGCTGGTATTGTAATCCATATCACAAAAGAAAAAACTCCGCCGTGATCATGTGGGGGATTAAACTCATGTTTTTTTTGAAAGTTAACCCAGAATTTATTTAAACTATATCTACAGTCTGTAGTTAAAACAGAAGGAATCGCATTTTTACTAAAAATTTTTATGTAAGTTTCTATGAAGGTACTTAAAACATTATTAAAAAACCAATTATCTTTATCTATCAAGTGATTAGATCGTGTAATGTTTCCTGCTAACTCATCATTAGCTTTTTTTCTACTAGCTTTGATATATTTTTTTAATCTTTTAATACATTCTGGAGGTAATTTTTCTTCGAGAATACCTACATTGGGAAAATTAACATATTTCATATATTTTATTTAAGGTCGTTTGGCCATTCCTTTGGGTACAGCTTGTAGATTCCAATGTATAAATCTAAATGGTTCTATACCGTGATCAACTGCATACTCATGTTCTAAATATCCGGGAAAAATAATTAAAGTTCCTGGCTTGGGTCTTATATGAAATACGTCGTGACCAGCCCACACACCTTTTAAATCCGGTTTCATTATTAATTTAGTAGTTCTTGCACCTGTTCTAGGTTCATGAAATATTGGATATGATGTTTTATCACTACACTTTAAAAAATAAAAACCTGATATATGCTGATTCCAATGTATGTGCGCTGAATGATGACCACCCCCTTTTTTAGAAAACTCTTGTACCCATAACTCACTAAACATTGTTTGATATAATGACATATCATAACCTTGATGATCTAAATATTCCCAAGACTTTTGTCCTATATAATCTCTAAAATCCCTAAAGTCATTATCGTTTAGTAATGGTGTGGAATGATGACTTGTTCCAAAATCTCCAAATTTTTTTATGTAATCTTTATTTCTTTTTCTAGCTTCATTTATATATTTATTACTAGCCTTGTTTAAAGATTTTAAAAATTCTGGTTTTTCTTCCGACCAAATGCTTGTATCAAAATAATTATTTATATACATTATTTAAAGGGCCTTCCTAAATGCCAAACAACAAGACTATATCTTGTGCCTGATGTTACTGGTTTAACTCTATGCCACACAAAACTAGGAAATACAATGATGGAACCTTTGGGTAATATTTCTTTGCATTGTATTCTATGCTTTGATTCATCTCGCATATGGGGATCATAGTTTCTAAAATCAAACTCTAGTTCTCCACCTTGATATTCTGAACCATCTGTTAACTGACACGTCATTGATAGTTTTCTAATTTTCCCGTGATCAAGTTTACCTGGTCTATTATAAGGTTTATCCCAACCATCACAATGCCAATCATAATATTGGTGTAGTTTATATTTTGTAAACTGACAAGATTCAGATCTATCCCACTCAAAATTCCAACCCGCCATTTGGTTTGCTTGATGAATATATGGATGTATTTCTCTATATATCCAATTATCATTAAGCCATACAAGATCAGAATGTCTTTTTCTTTTTAAATTAAATATTTCTTCTTCATTTAAGTTTTCTTTGTCATAACCACCTGTTCTACCTAAAACTTCTTTTTGTAAATTAGCATACTTTATAACCTCATCACAAAACCTAGGGGTTAACGCGCTTTTAAAATACCAATAATAATTAGTTAAATTCATATAATTTCAAACCATCCTGTTACAATATATTTTTCTTCTGTATGAGATATAACCCCTTTATGAGGGTGAGTAAAATCACTAGGCCATATAATCAATTTTCCTTTTGTAGCTTGAAGTGTTGTGTTTTGCAATGGAAATTCGGTTCCTCCATTTTTTAGAGTATTACAATATAACATATATACTAATTGTCTTCTGGCTGTTTCTAAATTACTTCTTTCATAATGTAATTTTTTATAACCACCTCCTTTTTTATAATGTTGAATAAGATTTCCTGTAACAGTATGGATTTTATGTCCTCCCCACAAATATTTGGTAACATAATCTTGGATACACGTTTTTAAACTATTAAAAAAAGCAATGATGGTAGGATGTGTAGAATCATTATAAAAAAGGACATCGGTAGAATCTTTTACTTTGAGATCTACTTCGGCATCCCCAATAGTTCCAACAATTTTGTACTCTTTATTTTGTTGATGGTATTTTATAAGTTTATCACATAAAGAAGATGGTACATTATATTCTTCAATAAAAGTCATATTAAGCCTTATTAAAAAAGATATTAAGTTTATAAGTATTTTTAAAAGTAAAATCTTGACACGATGCATGGAGTCTTTTACCGTGATAAATAATAAGACGATTAGGATAAGCCCCTATTTCAATATCTGGATATTTATCTACATTATATTCAAAAAAAGCTGTCCCACCTGAAACACTTTGGTAAAAAGGCATTACCGCAGCAAACTCACAATGGTCGTTATGTATTAAAGCGTATTTAGTATTAGTTTTAGATTTTAAGATTTCTGAGGTAATCATTTTTCGCATCTTAATAGCATCTTTGGATAGTTGAATTCGACACCCTAGTATTTTTTCTAACTTATCGATTATTATTTTTCTATATTTATTCCAGGTATATTCATTAACAGGCCAAGCTTGAAAGCGATTCCCAAAATACATAGACGCTGGTTGATGATCAGGAATATATTTTAATTTAGGAATTTCTTTACACATTTTATCGTAAAGGCTTTTTTCAAAAAAATTTCTTTGTATATGAATTGAGCCATCCAAAATGTGCTCGTACAGCTTCATTAAATATAATCCTGAGTAATAGTTTGTACAAAATTTAAACTGTCTTTTTGATTATTGGTTAAATAATACATACAAGTGGAGGGAAACATAATAAATCGATTATTAACTAAGGGTATATCCCACGATCTTCCGGCTCTTCTGTTTGAATCGTAATGTATTCTAACACTACAATCTTTAACACTTACTCCATAAAGACAAGTAAAGTCGGGTGAATTTTTTAAATCAACAGGATCTATATTTAATAAAGGAACAGAAATTTCTTGTGGTTTATAAGTATTTCCCCAGACGTCTTTGTTTATTAAGTTAAACTCATATTCAACATTAATGTGTTCACGAATATATGTAATCAACATATCTAGTGTTCGAGAAAAGGGAAAATCTTTAGGTTTAAAGATTTGGTCTTTTAAAATATCAGATTGCAGTTTATTACGATCAATCTCAAAGCCTTTCGGCATTGCGACATCACCATAATATAATGCTATTTCAGATAATACTTTCTTTTGCATACCACATACCTATATATCCTAAGCCATTAAATTTGTCAAATCCCAAGATTGACCATCTTCATTCCAGTTATGAATCCATTGGTGAGTGCTAGCCTCATTTTGAGATGTCTGTTCTGCTGTTAATGCTGGAGCATCTCCGATTGGAGACTGCCATCTTGCTTCTGATGTATTCAGAACCCAACTTGCAAAAGGTTTTTTGCCGTAGAATAAATTATTATCTTCATCCCAAGTCATACCTATACCTGCATAGTTTCCTCTAAATGCTTTAGAGTCATCACCTGACTTATGTTTTCCAGCTCTAGTGTTGTAAGATGTTTGAATCCACATTTGAGCAGGCCAATTATTATGTAACTCTAAATATTGTTGCCCAATAGCTTCTACTTCCTTACCTTCATGATCTTGCATATCTTTATTATCAAGAGTTAACACTTGAATAACTTTTCCATTAGCTCCTATTTTTGCGAAATGTGCCATAATGTTTCTCCTTATATCTTAAAATTAATTTTTAAACAATACATAAATATTATTGGTATCTATATCTTATTACTACAATTCCAGGTTGTCCTGTCCCTCCAGTAGAAGTAGGTCCAGCACCAAAACCTTGATTTACTCCAGGTCCATAAGTTGCAGTAGGTCTTGCTGTTCCTCCATCTCCTGTTCCTCCAATAGCATACCAAGTAGAAGTTCCTGTAATAGAATCTTGTAATCCAGTTCCAAAATCACTGCCACAACCTGCAGCAACTATTCCACCGCCGCCACCACCGGGTTCTCCTGCACTACCATTCCCACCTGGATTTCCTTGAGGCGGACTTGTAGGAGGTGTATTTCCTGCTCCTCCACAATTAGTAGGAGCATAGTCACCGCCTCCGCCACCAGATCCACCTGCTTTTCCAGTTTGTGTTCCTGCTCTACTTCCACCTCCACCTCCTCCGGCAGATGTAATTGTTGAAAAAACTGAATTAGTACCATTATCACCTTGATCGGGCGGGGATGGTGAGGTTGAACCTTGAGCGCCTCCTCCTCCAACTGTTATTGGATATCCCTGAACTGAAACCGGTAAAGCAGCAGGTGCTTTTAATGGAGAGGGTTGAGTATATGTTGTAGATGCGAATCTCATTCCACCAGCTCCACCAGCTCCTCCGTTTTCACCATAACCACCTCCTCCAGCTACCACTACATAATCTACTACATTATCAGGTGCTGCGGCGGCAGGAGTAGTAACTGTAAAAGTTCCTGGACCTGTAAATTTATGAATTTTGTAATTTCCACAAGTGGTAATAGTTCCACCCGTTGCAACCATATAATCTGATCCTGCTGTACTATCAGTTGAATCTTGTACTGTCTGCCATCCTCTCGTGCTATCAACATAAACGAAAGTTAATGTTAATCCCTCTGTCTCTAAAATTCTCTGTCCCGCATTACCATTAATTTTTTCAGAACCATTTGGATCAACTGTTAAAGCAGCTGTATCAAAAGTATTAGCATAATCATTTACAGCTATAGTATCACCTGCTGTTCCTGCTGGTAAATCTACTTCAAAAGCACCGCCTGTTGTATTACAAAAATAACCTTTACCTGCTACTGCAGTAAAAGTTGCCGTTTTAATTGAGTCAGTAACCCAACTAACCGCTGAATATGTTTGACCAAATCCTGATTGACTTGCACCTGTTGCTAAAGCTACTGTATCTGAACTTGCTCCAATTGTAATTGTTGTCCCGCACTTATTAATTATATTAGTGCCCGGTTGATTTTGTACCGTGTCTACTTTTATTGTTGATGCCATAATTCTATTTTACCATATCCTTACTGATATTTATACCTTATAATTACTATACCTGAACCACCTGCACCACCTGTAGCGTTATCTCCACCACCTCCACCGCCACCACCAGTGTTATCTGTTCCATCGGTTGCTACATTTCCTGGAGCGCTAGTTCCTTGACCGCCAGCTCCTCCACCACCAGTACCACCATTTCCTTTACTTCCACATTGAGTACCACCACCTCCACCGCCAGCATAAGCTACTGGACCTGGAAATGATATACATGTTGTTGTTCCATTACCACCATTACCTGCTGGACCTCCAGAAGTACCTGTAGCACCACATGCAGTTCCTCCGCCGCCACCACTACCAGCTTTTTGTTGTCCATTAGCACCATCTTTTCCTTGTGCTGGACTTGTAGGCGGAGTGTTTCCACTTCCACCATTTGTTGAACCACTTGGCCAACCACCGCCTCCGCCACCACCAGAACCGCCATCGCCTCCATGATTACTTGGTCCACCTTCCATAGTACCACCTCTTCCACCACCAGTAGAAGTTATTGTTGAAAAAACTGAGTTTGCTCCACTCGTGTTTGTAGTATTTCCTGCAGCCGTTCCACCTCCTCCAACTGTAATTGGATAAGTTTGGGCTGTAAGAGTTATTGCACTTGGAGAAGCTGCAGCCATAGGGCTTGCTGTATAAGGAGTTATAGGTTGATCACTTCCTTCTCTATATCCGCCAGCTCCACCTCCGCCAGCTCTTACACCGCCTCCACCGCCACCACCAGCAACTACTACATAAGCTGCTGCGCTATTTGCAGTTGGACTAGCTGCTGAAGCAACAACAAAACTTCCAGGACCTGTAAAAGTATGAACTTTACAATTTCCACAAGTTGTTATCGTTCCTCCAGTTGCTGATATAAAATTACTTCCAGCATCTGTAAAAGCAGAATTATGAATACTTCGCCATCCAACAGTTGAATCTACATATACTAAAGTTAAACCTTCACCTTCTGTATTTACAACAATTGGACCACCAGCATCTCCACCATTAATTTTTTCTGATCCATTAGGATCAATTGATATTCCGGCTGTATCAAATGTATTATTATAATCTTGTATTGCAACTATTGCACCAGCAGACCCTGCAGGTAAATCAACTTCAAAAGTACCCCCTGCGGTATTACAAAAATATCCTTCTCCATTAACAGCGGTAAAAGTTGCTGTTTTAGGAGTTGTTTGCCAATCTACTGTACCTGTTCTACCCATTCCTGATGTAGAAGCACCAGTTGCTATAGCAACTGTATCTCCACTTGCACCCAGAGTTATAGTAGTTCCGGATTGACTAATGATTACACCACCATCAGTAGCTTTTAAAGAATTAGATTTTAAATCCCCACTAACAGTAATACTGTCACCACTATCTCCTAATGTGGTTGTTCCACAATCACTTCTTGGAGTTATTTTATTTACTTTTATTTCACTCATAATTATTGATATTTATACCTTATTATTACCACTCCTGAACCACCGCTTCCAGCTTGAGCAGGACCAGCAGTATTACTTCCACTGCCTCCACCGCCACCAGTATTTGCAGTACCATCAACTCCTACATAAGGGGGACCTTGAGGAGTACCACCTTTTCCAGCGCCTCCACCTCCAGTACCTCCAGAACCGCCAGAATTATTAGAAGAACCGCCGCCACCACCAGCTCTTGCAACAGGAGAACCTGTAATACAAGATGTTGCGCCAGCTCCACCACTCCCTCCGTTGTGGCTTGAATTTGGACTTCCAGCAGCTGTTGCACCGCCACCACCAGAACCACCTTTACCGGAATTGTAAGGAGCGTGATTAGGACCTCCATCATTTCCTTGAGTCGGGTTTGTTGGGGGAGTATTACCTGATCCACCTCCACCGCCAGGAAAATCTCCACCTCCACCTGAACCACCAGGTTGTTCAGATTCGCCACCGCCGGCAGCAGTTATTGTTGAAAAAATTGAATTAGAACCAGCAGATCCACCTGCACCTGTTGCAGCTCCTCCAGCACCGCCAGAACCTATTGTTATTGGGTAATCACCTTCATCTAAAGTGATAGCTGCAGCCGGAGCTGCTCCTTTTGGACTTGCTGTATAACATGTAGATGTACCTGGAGATTCTCTATATCCTCCAGCGCCACCACCACCTTCCTTATTTGAACTTGAACCTGGATCTCCAACACCGCCGCCACCACCACCTGCAACGACTACATAATCTGCGTTACTATTGGGGGCCGAGGTAGCTAATTTTGTAACTGTAAATGTTCCTGGTCCTGTAAATGTATGAATTTTGTAATTTCCTGTAGTTGTAACACATCCACCTGTTGCAACCACATATGGATTAACATTGTTTGAAGATTGTAAATTTTCACTAATAGGTAGCCATCCTTGAGTCCCATCTACATAAATTAAAGTAACTTGTTGACCATTTTCATAACCAACCCAGTCTTCAGTAGTTCCTTGAATTTTAGAACTGTTTCTTCCAAGATAACAATAATTTGTATCCCAAGTTCTAGCATAATCAATAAAGCCACAATAATCTCCTGCACTTGGACTAGCAGGTAAAGTACAAGTTACTGAACCAGCAGTAGTATTAACAAAATATCCTTCACCACTTGTTGCTGTAAAATCTCCTGTTTTAATTGAATCTGTTTGCCAATCTACAACTGGACCAGCAGAACCAAAACCTGTTTGAGAAGCTCCAGTAGCTAAAGCTACTGTATCACCTGAAGCACCTAAGGTAATAGTTGTACCTGATTGACTTATAATATTACCCGCATCTGAAGCTTGTAAAGCATTTGATTTAACAATATTACCTGGAACTGCTATAGTTTTACCTGAAGATCCAATAGTTACTGTACTACCGCATTGTGCGTCGACTGTGTTTACTTCTATCTTTGACATTATACTACTACTACCGTTCCTGTAATTGTTATTGTGCCTGGTAAAGTAAGAGGACCTGCAAGAACTGCATTTACAACAGTTTGAGTTCCTTCAATTGTTGCCGCTTGATTAGGTATAAAATCGTTAGGGCTATACTGCCCTCCAATATATTGGATTCCATTTATTGTTGCCGTCATAATTCCTCCTACGAACTAATAGTATCGATGTATGAACAAGTAACATCAAGTGAACTTGCGGTATCACTTACTGCTTCTAATACATCACCACTAGCCATAACAATCTTAGCTCCACCTTGAATCAATTCGACAGCTGAGTTAGGTGGAATCACGACTCCTTTTGCTAAAAAGTAGTCTGCTCCGCCTTTTGCAATTTTAACATCAATGTTAATTGTTGAAGTTAAAATATTACAGCATCTAATACCTATAACTGCGTCATAATTTCCGCCTGTATGGATAGTAGTATCACCTGTTCCAATTGTTCTTACTAGACTGTTTCTAAAATCTTGTGCCATATTTATTTCCTATAATGCGACCGCCATTGCAATTGCAAAACCTTGGCCCGCCGCT